ATAAGTGGGAAAAGATCAAGCGTTCTTACCAGCAGATCGATTGGATTGGCGAACTGACCGAGAAGAAGTTTACTGACGTGGATACGCTCGGCGCGGCTGCGTGCGCTGGGGGTTCCTGCGAAATTGATTTCTGATTGATCTAAACCTAGGATAGTTAACTAAACCTATAAATAATCCCAGTTAGCAATAGCTGGGATTTTTTTATGAGTGAACATTGGCTATACAATGATGAGATATATGACCCTGAAACACCTCCTGAGGACGCCGTAGGCTTCGTGTACCGCATCACAAATCTTTCCAATGGGCGTAAGTACATAGGGAAGAAAACGTTTTGGTCGACAAGACGTGTTAAGCAAAAGGGTAAGGTACGCCGTAAGAAAGTCATAAAAGAATCTGACTGGCGTAAGTACTATGGCTCTAGTAACTTTCTTAAAGAAGAAGTTAAAGAGCTTGGTAAAGATAAATACAAAAGAGAAATACTTAGAATCTGTAAGACAAAAGGGGAGTGTTCCTATTGGGAAGCCAAGCTACAGTTTCAGTATGATGTGATATTGAGAGACGACTACTACAACGAGTATATCCAATGTAGGATACACTCAAGCCATATTAAAAAGGATGATAATGATGGTGAACAAGGTTACGCTACAGATCTATGAAGTAATTAATAAAGCTGCCAAGACAGTTAAAAAGGCAGACAAGATTCAAGTCCTTAAACAGAACGATTCGTTTGCACTACGGACGATTCTCCAAGGCACGTACAATCCAAACATTGTTTTTAGCTTACCAGAAGGCGAACCGCCTTACACTGAGAATAAGCCACAAAGTGTTCCAAGTACTTTGCACAAGCAGGCAAGGATGCTGGGTTACTTTGTAGAATCTAGTCAGATGACACAGATTAAAAAAGAACGTAAGTTTATTGAGCTGCTTGAGGCGATTCATCCTCAGGATGCCAAAATCGTATTGCAGATGAAAGACAAAAAACCATTTAAGGGTATTTCATCTGTAGTAGTGAAGGAGGCGTTTCCAAGTATCCTCCCCTAGTCGTCATGATCTTTGAATCTTAACTACTAAAGGAATCTTTCTATGATCATTTCCCAAATCGAAAGACTCAGAAAAGACTACCGTGAACTAGAACACTATGAGTACAAGATGGCGAAAAGAGGTCGTTCAGACCTTGTAAGGAAACTGAGGCTTAAAAGGGATTTCTTAGGTAAATCAATATCTGACATGGAGGATGCAGCCTACAAATAAAAGGTTTACAAACTATAAAAAATAGTATATAATCTATATGCTTTACCAGGGCGGGATACATACCTTCTCGTCCTGGTATTTTTTTTTAAAAAAAGATGAATTAGGGGGTTTACAAACCAGGTTAGAAACCTTATATATGTACTATACACAAAGAAAGGTACTACATCATGACCAAGTTTGATAAGTCTCAGTTCCAGTACTTCGGCGGTTACCTCAACTACCTTGGCGACTATGAAGGCGCTGAGCATTACGAAGAAGGTCCAAACGTTCACCCATCTCGTGTAGGTACTCGCAAGCCTCTCTTCATCGCTCGCTTCAAGCACGGTGGAGCTTTCACCAAAGCTCGCGTACAGAAGAAAATCATGCAGCTGTTCAGCGTAGAACAGTACTCCAAACTGATGAAGGACGGTAAAGCTCCGCTCACCATCCTCCAGGAAGCTGATCCAGATTGGTACTACGAACTGCTTTACAAGAATATGGGATAAAAGGACTTAGACATGCGTAACCCTATCGCAGCACAACTTCGCAAAGGCTACTACCAGAAAAAGGTGGTAGCCAACAAGAAGCGTCAAGCTAACAAGAATGCCTGTCGTAAAGGAGCATACTAATGAAACGCTTTTGTATTGAGTATTGGAATCCTAACAACACGCATCTTAACGAAATGGTTTGGTTGTACCTTCGTGCTTATTCGGAAGAGCAACTACGAGATATGTTCATTGAATATGAAATAATCAACATTCGAGAAGCGGAGTTGTAATGATTTACCATTTGGAAGGTGTTACCAAAAAAGGTAAACAGAGAATCAGAGAGCATGGCACTCTTTGGAAGGTGGTTGAAAAGCGTCCCGGCACGTTTGGTGATGTTCTTCTCAGGTCAGTTGAAACCAATGACTTACGTTGGCTGACTGAAGACTTCTTTGTTGAAAGGATTGAGAAGTGAAATTTCTTGGGATACGTTATGATGATCATGATTCGAATATCACATACACTGATGGTACTCAATTAAAATATCTTGCAACCGAAAGACTTTATGATGAAAAACATCATGGTTGGGAAAATGATTGGTCATGGCAACTTGTTGCAACCAAATGGAATATTGACCTTAAAGATATTGATGCCATTGCTTTAGTTGTAGACGAAAACGTTATTGATAAAGATAAAGTATGCCGAGTTTATAAAGATTTTCTGTATGTGAATGAGAAATGCTCTGTATTTATAATTGATCATCATTATGCTCATGCTCTCAGTCTTTGGCCTATGGGTGAAATTCCAAAAATAAACTATGTTTATGATGGGTTTGGAAATCATAATAGATCGCAGACAACTTTTTACAAAGATAAAATTGTAGACCAATCTATATGTGATGATGGGTCTTTTGGACAAATTTTAGGTGGTGTTGGGCGTGATTTATTGAAATGGAAAGAAGGGTCAACACTAGAACTAGATTATGCAGGTAAAATTACAGGATTGGCTGCTTATGGATTATTTGATTCTGATCATGCAGAAATTTGTAATAAGTTTTCTGTTAAAGAATTAAGTGCAATATGGAATATTAATTCTTATAAAAAGCAGTGGCAGGGAAATGAATTCAATATTAATTGGTTGCATACTTGCCATAAAATTTCTGTAGATAAAATTGCAGAACATGTTTTAGATAACGATGAAGAAGTTATTGGATGGAGCGGTGGTGTTGCACAAAATTGTGTGATTAATGGAAAACTAATGTCTTCTGATAAAAAAATTGTTATACCTCCACATGTAAATGATTGTGGATTATCAATCGGTGCAGTTGAATATCTAAGACAATATTATAAACAAGATAAGTTTGATACTACTGGATTTCCATTTTGGCAAGATGATGAAGCACCCTCGGATGAACCTTCAAAAGAAGTTATCAAAAAAACCGCTAAAGTTCTCTCAGAGGGATATGTTGTAGGTTGGTATCAAGGGCATGGTGAGATTGGACCAAGAGCCCTTGGTAATAGGTCTATTCTTGTGGGTGGTGATGTTCGTTATGCCAAAGAATTTTTGAATCATAATGTAAAATTTAGAGAGAATTATAGACCATATGGAGCGGCAGTTTTAAGAGAAGATGTTTCTGAATATTTTGAATGTGACATTGATGTACCTTACATGAATGCCGCATTTAAAGTGAAAAATCCAGAAAGGTTTCCATCAATTACTCATGTTGATGGTACTTGTAGAATTCAAACTGTAGATGGAAATAGTCATTTTGCTAAACTTTTGAGAGAATATAAAAAAATTACAGGACATTCTGTAGTTTTAAATACTTCTATGAACATTTCTGGTAAACCCATTTGCAGTAAATTGTGGCAAGCATATGATTTATATGTAAAAAATGATGGAATAAAATATATGGTGGTAGGTAATGAATTTCTTGATGATAACTGATAGATTTTTTGTAGAAAGGATTGAAGAATGATGGAATTAATTTTGTTTGCTTTGTCTATTGTTTGGCCTGTATTCATGATATACGGTGCCTACAAGCTGTTAGCAACACATCAACTTGTCCAAGGATTGCTGAAAGACCGTCAACGTAAGATGCAACTTAAATGGGAATCAGGACAGGTTCAAGGTATTCTGCATAATATGTCTGAGGAAGGCGTTCTACAAAAAATGACCACAGTTGAACGAGTAGAACTGCATGAAATACTTGCCAAAGAGTATCCAGTGTGGTATAGCATATATGGTAAAGAAATGACCTACATTCCGAGGAATCGCTAATGTCAGTAGCATATGAAGCACGTGCCAAGTACATCATTAGCCGTAACAAGCACATGTCTGTACCTTACTATCTTATGGCATCCTATGCCTACTACGAACAAGATGATCCGATCTTTTCGGATTCCTACTATGACGAATTAGCGAAGTTCATTCTCAAGAATTATGATACAATAGATCATTATCATAAACATCTAATCAGTACAGATGACCTGGAAGCTGGTAGTTACCTAGGTACATATCCAGGTAAAGTAATCGGCGGATTAGGTCATCTAAGAAACACAGTGGAGGTACGATGGAAGCCCCAAGGTTAAAAGATTACTGGAAGTACAACTTTACC